CACGCTGCGAAACAAGCTGAAAACGCGTACCCCGCTGTGATATCGACTTCGTAATGGCAACGGCGAGCATCGCGTCTGCATACAGAGCTTTTGAAGGAGACGGCCCTGATGGCATTTGAAGACGGCTACGTCGAAATCGGCGACAAGAAATATCAGATCGTCACGATCGACTTCGAAACGTATTACGACAAGGACTACACCCTGTCGGGGAGGATGAACATCTCGGAGTACGTCCGTGACGATCGCTTCCACGCACACGGCGTAGGCATCAAGATCGGCAACGGCAAGACGCTCTGGTATACCGGTAAGAACATCCCGCTGGCACTGCGGGAGATCGACTGGTCCAAGAGCGCCATGTTGGCACACAACACGGCATTCGACGGGTTCATCTGCTCGCAGGTGTATGGCATCAAGCCAGCGTTCTACCTTGACACCCTGTCCATGGCCCGCGCGGCACATGGCCACCACATGCGCCACGACCTCGACACCATCGCCAAGGCCCACGGACTTGCCGGCAAGGTGAAGCGAGACGCGCTGGCTGACACCAAGGGCAAGCAGCAGCTGACCGACAAGGAAGCGCGTGCGCTTGGTGCGTATTGCGTCGATGACGTGGACGACACCTACAAGATTTTTTGGAAGCTCTTCGACCACATCCCGGATGAGGAACTGCAGCTGATCGACTTGACTCAGAGGATGTTCAGCGACCCCGTCCTGCGCATCGATATCCCCCGCGTGCAGGCAGAGCTGGAGGAGGAAGTCAGTGGCAAGGCCGCAGCGCTCCTGCGCAGCGGTGCGAGCGTCGAAGACCTCATGTCCAACGAGAAGTTCGCAGAGCTGCTGCGCCGCGCAGGTGTCAACCCACCGATGAAGGTCAGCCTGTCAACGGGCAAGATGACCTACGCCTTCGCCAAGTCTGATCTCGAATTCCAGAAGCTCCTGCAGCACAGCAACAAGCAGGTGGTCGCTCTGGCCGAGGCTCGCATCAAGGTCAAGTCGACGATCGGTGAAACTCGTGCAGTCCGCTTCCTCGAGGCCGGCAAGAACGGAATGCGCCTGCCAATCCTGTTGAATTACTCTGGCACGCACACGCACCGCTGGTCGGGCGGCAACAAGATGAACCTCCAGAACCTCAAACGCGGAGGCGAACTACGGCGCTCGATTCTGGCACCCGAGGGCCACGTCATCGTCGTGGCCGACTCGTCACAGATCGAAGCCCGCGTGCTGGCTTGGCTGGCCGATCAACGCGACATTGTGGACGCGTTCGCTGAGAAGAAAGATGTCTACAAGCTGATGGCTTCGGCCATCTACGGCGTGCCTACTGACCAAATCACGGATGATCAACGCTTCATCGGCAAGATCTGCGTGCTGGGTCTGGGTTATGGTATGGGCCACGTAAAGCTCCAGCAGACGCTGAAGCAGGGCGTATTGGGCCCGCCGGTCGACATCTTGGTCGAAGAGTGCAGGCGCATCGTCGACATCTACCGCTCGCGCAACTACAAGATCAGACAACTCTGGAAGACCATGGATGGCATCATCGCCAGTATGCTCACCGGCACGCGCGGCAAGCTCGGTCCGCTGACCTACGGCAAGGGCTACATCCAGCTGCCCAACGGCCTGTTCCTGCAGTACTACGGTCTTCACGGCGAGGCTGAAGTGCGCCACGGCGACCTCGTAGTGACCGAGGCCACGTACCTGACCCGTCAGGGACGCAGCAAGATCTACGGTGGACTGCTCACCGAGAACGTGGTGCAGGCGCTGTCTCGCTGCATCATCGCCGACCAGATGCTCGAGATCTCCAAGAAGTACCGGGTGGTCACCATGACGCACGATGAGATCGTAGCCGTGTGTCCGAAGAAGGACGCCAAGAAGTGCTTGGCCGACATGCTGCGGGTGATGTCCACCGCCCCCGAATGGGCCGACGGTCTGCCGCTGGCAGCCAAAGGCGATTACGACGACTGCTACTCAAAGTGAGCCTTTTATGGAAATCGAGATCGACGACTTCACGCTCCAACAGCACATCGAGCACTACATCGACCGGCTGATGGAGCGCCAGATCAACCACTACATCCAGTTCAAGTTGAAGAACGTCATCGAGGAACGCCTCAACACTACGATGGTGGATGCCAAGGTCAGGGAGATCCTCCCGGGGCTGGTGCATGCTGAGGTCAAAAACAGCCTGCAGCGGATCGTCTCCAACATCAAGTAGCGACCATGAGCGCACCGCACGAAGTCCTCGGGGTCAGTCCCGAGGCTACCGACGACGAGATTCGGGCCGCCTACAAGCGGGCCGCCATGAAGCACCACCCGGATCGCGGCGGCTCGGCCGAAGCGTTCCAAGCTGTGCAGGACGCCTACGCAGCCCTCCAGAACCGGGTTTGCCCGGACTGTGGCGGCAAGGGGTTCATCACCACCCGGCAGGGGTTCTTCGTCTCCAAGACGCCGTGCCCCAAGTGCTGGAAAACCTGATCAGGAGCTATATCATATGAGCACAATCGGTGCTAAGATTGACCAGCTGCATGCCCTTCGCGAGCAGAAGCGCGCCCTCGAAGAGCAGATCAAGCAGCTGTCCGGGCAGATGGCCGCGCTGGAGAACGACCTGATCGACCAAATGGACACAGAGGGGGTGACGAAATCGACCGGCAGTGCCGCGACGGTTTCCATCACCACCACCGTGAAGCCCTCGGTCGAGGATTGGGACGCCTTCTACGCGTACATCCACCGGTACAAGTACTACCACCTGCTGGAGCGTCGTCCTTCGGTCACCGGTTGCCGCGAGCTGCTGGAGACCAAGGGTAAGATACCGGGAGTTGTCCCGTTCACTCAGCGCAAGCTGAACATCCGTTCTGTCTAGGAGAGAATCGAAAATGGCTACCCGTGCCAAAGCCAATCTGCCCATCAACTACGAGGAGCAGCTCGCCAAGGAAGCGGCGGAGATCGCGAAGCGTATCGCCGCACCCACCGGTGACCGCATCCGCTTCAACGCCAACCGTGCGTTCATCACCCCTGACGGGATGGAAGGCGAAACCCTCGAAGTCGTGATCGTCGACTTCGTGTCCAGCAACCTGTTCTACGACGGCCCCTTCGACCGCGACAATCCTCAGCCCCCGGGCTGTTTCGCGATTGGCCCCGAACCGTCGATCCTCGTTCCCAGCCCCAACAGCCCGAACAAGCAGGCCGAAACCTGCTCGTCCTGCCCCAACAATCAGTTCGGCTCCGCGCCGAACGGCAAGGGCAAGGCGTGCAAGAATACCCGCCTGCTGGCGCTGATGCCGGCGTCGGCTCTCGACAATCCGAAGGAGGAAGCTCCGATCTGGATCCTGTCGGTCCCGCCGACCTCGCTCAAGGCGTTCGACTCCTACGTCCACACGCTCTCGGTCAAGCACAAGACCGTGCCGGTCGGCGTGATCACGCAGATCTCGCTCGACCCGAACAACACGTTCGCATCGCCGCGCTTCAGCGTGGTGCGTCCGCTGCAGGCCAAGGAGCTGGGCATGTTCATGTCCCGTCGCGAGGAAGCCAGCCAGCGCCTGTCGGCCGAGCCCGACGTGTCGCAGTACACTCCCCCCAAGGCCAGTGGACGCGGTGCGCCGATCGGTCGCCGTACGCGGTAAGCAATTCGGAGAGGGGAGGTTTGAATCCTCCCCTCTCCACCGCTATCGGGGCTAACCACCCCGATGTTCGAGGCAGCCGCCTCATTTTCCACAACCATCTTCTGGAGTATAGAAATGGCACGTAAGCAGAGCGTCATCCTCACCCCGGCCGAGAAGAAGGCCGCCGTCAGCGCCGCCAAGGACGCCTTGAAGAAAGCCAAGGCCGAGCTGGCCGGGGTCACCAAGGCCCGCAAGGCGCTGGACAGCGAGTACGCGAAGGACGTCAAGGCCAGCGACAAGGCCATCGCTGCCGCGCAGAAGGCCGTCACCCGCGCCGAGGCTGAGCTGCTGAAGCTCAACCCGTCGCCGGCCCCCAAGGCCGAGCCGTCCCCGGTGGGCGTCTAACCGATAGCGTCGCGACCCCATAGAAGCCCGGACCTCGTGTTCGGGCTTCTTTTCTCAGGAAACCACTATGAAGCACATCATGCTGGACCTCGAGACGCTGGACACGGCTTCTTCTGCCGTGGTGGTCAGTATCGGGGCTGTGGCGTTCGATCCTCATACCAACGTCCTCGGTGACAAGTTCTACGTCGAAATGACGGAGGACACCGCAGCGCAACAGGCACGTGGCCGCACCATCTCGGGTGATACCGTTCGTTGGTGGATGCAGCAGAACGCGTTGGCCAAGCGCGTATTCTCGGTGCCGCCGCCCGACGGCGTGGATCGCGTCGACACGTTCGAGGCGCTGCACCGCTTCGGCCTCTTCGTCGCCGCCAACGGTGACCGGGACGTCGAGCTGTGGGGCAACGGCGCAGACTTCGACAATATCATCCTCGGCAGCCTGTACGACGCGTTCGGGCTTCGTACGCCGTGGTCTTACAGCCGTAACCGCTGCTACCGGACCATGAAGAACCTCGGCATCGGTCCGCGCAGGCCGCAAGTGCGCGAGGGTGTTCACCACAACGCGCTGGACGACGCCATCACGCAGGCCGCCCATCTGCAGGAGATCTTCGCATGCCTCAAGCCCCACTGATCGGTATCGCCGGCCGCGCCCGTTCGGGCAAGGACACGGTGGCCAACTTCATCATCGCCGCCATTGGCGGATACCGGTACGGTTTCGCCGATCCGATCCGCGCCATGCTCGTACCCCTCGGTGTGGACATGTCTGACCCGTATTGGCAAGCACGCAAGGAAGAGCCGATCCCCGCCCTCGGTGTCAGTCCGCGTCGTATGATGCAGACTCTCGGCACCGAGTGGGGGCGGCAACTAATCCACCCCGATCTGTGGCTCCTCATGGCTCACCAGCGCCTGCTGCAGAGCGGTCCGGGGATGGTCATCCCGGACGTCCGCTTCGAAAACGAGGCGGCATGGATCCGCAAGCACGGTGGTCGGATCATCCATGTGATTCGCCCTGACGTCAATGCAGTCGAGGCTCACGCGAGCGAAGACGGCATCGAGGTGCAGGACACTGACGTTCGCCTGTTCAATAGTGGTACTCTCGAGGAGCTTCAACTCTCCGTGAGGGAACTGCTCCGTGTCTACGACTAAGCCCGAGAACCGGTTCATCGGGAGTGTGCATCGGCACCTCCCGAGGACCTATGCCGAGAAAATGAACAACCCTTGGCGTGCTGGAACCGCTGACGTCTGGTACTCAGGCGAACGCGGCGATCTGTGGATCGAATACAAGTTCATCGAGAGAATTCCGAGAAGCGCAGAGATTCTTCCGGATCTCACACCGCGTCAGAAGCGGTGGCTTAACAATCGATTCGATGAAGGGCGCAACGTAGCGGTTGTGCTTGGAACACCGACTGGCGGTGTGATCTACCGGAACAAGGAGTGGATGCGTCCGCTCGACCACGTGACCTTTGCAGGGCTCATTGTGCCGAGGGACGAGATCGCACGGTGGATCTATTCACAAGTCGGAGCCAGTAGATGCCAATCGCTAACGTAGTGATGACGACCTCCAAGGTTGTCATCGCGAGCTATCGGATCCTCGTCACCTCGATTCTGGGTTACTACCTGATCAAGGAGACGATTCGCAGGGAGAAATATGGACGAAAGCACCATTCTGATGGCCCAAGCCTTGGCGCAAAGCGCGGTGGAAGCCGGGATCAAGAGAGCGGTTAGCCAGCTGCCCAAGCAGCCCCCGGATTTCGACGGTTGTTGTATCGACTGCGGGGAGGAGATCCCCGCAGCTCGTATCAAATTCGGAGCCATTACATGCGTACCATGCCAAAACCTCCTCGAACGGAGGCGCTCGCTCATGAGGAGGCCGTAGCAGCATTGCAGAGGTGGTTGTGGGCTTGCGTCGCCGTTGGCTGGGATCCTATAAACCCAGCCAGCGGTCGTTGGTCGCACGACGACAACGTGGAAGCAATGCAACACGGCTGGATGATTGCCCAGCCCCCGGGTAGTGAGTACCTCGACCTCTTCTCTCTGCGGAGAGGCGTGACGCCCGCTCAGATCATGCAGAAGATCGCCTCCCTCGCACCTATTCATCCCCTCTGCGCACGAGCGGTCACCGTGCTCGCCGCGCAGAAGATGAAGTACCCGAACGTCAAGTTCGCGTTCGACGATCCTGCACTGAGGTGACCATGACTGACAAAGAGATCGATGACATCAACGACAGCTGGGCCCTCGCCCTACAGTGCTATGGGCTGTCCGCCAACGACATCCATGCCCTACGGCAAACTGTTGAAGACGCTATATCCAACAACATGGATGGCCCTTGTGATGACGTTCACGACCCTGAAGGAAGCTGAGGCCGTGGCCGGCAAGCTCGGAAAGCCTTCCAAGATGCCCGGCTACGCCTACGGAATACCAGCGCGCCACTGCCCGGTTGGTTCGCTTCTGGTCAAGGTACCGGGCTCTGTGTGCTCCGGCTGCTACGCGCTCAAGGGCCGCTACGTGTTCGGCAACGTGCAGCGGGCACAGGAATACCGCTTCAACTCGTTGAGGCACCCGCAGTGGGTCGACGCCATGGTCTTCATGATCAAGAAGCGGAAGTGCGACTACTTCCGCTGGCACGACAGCGGGGACATTCAGGGCATGTGGCACCTCGAGAACATGGTCGAGGTCGCGCGTCGGTGCCCCGAGACCAAGTTCTGGGTTCCGACGCGCGAGAACCGTGTAGTACGTCAGTATCTGGCGCAACACGGCGAGTTCCCTCCGAACTTCGTCGTCCGTGTCTCAGGAGCAATGATCGACGGCCAAGCCCCGAGCTCCTTCACCCACACTTCCACTGTCACGACGGATGGGAACCCTACATGCCCTGCCTACAAGCAGGGTGGTGTATGCGGAGCATGTAGAGCTTGCTGGGACCCCGCAGTCCGGAACGTCTCATACCCCAAGCACTGAAGGAATACACCATGCAAATCGAGCCTATCTATCCGCCTTCGCTGCACGTCCTGCCCAAAGCCTGCAACGACTGTGGTGGAGATGTACGTTGCGATAAGGGATTTGCGGTCCTCGACGCTAAGACGGGAACCTATCTTTGCTTCACGTGCGGCAGCCTGTATGGCTGGTCCGTTCCCAAGCGATGGGAAGCGATGATTGCAAAGTACTTGGAAGAATACGGTCCCTTGCGCTAACCGCCTCGTCGACGCCACCGAGTAAAGAAGGAGCTGCACATAACGAAGGAACAACTGAAGCTGTTCTACGAAATCCTCGATACCAAGAACTCGTGGGGCAAGAACGAGATTCGCACCCTCCTACTGGAGATTGTCTCCGGTATCCGTACCTCTAGCTAAAGGAGCTGCAACATGAATGTACATGTGAAGGTCGCCCGCGCCGTGTTCCAAGCGGACGGTCAGCCGGACACCGAAGTCCGCGTACTGCCCGACTCGGCCGGCGGAGTATCGTTCTCCATCAACTTCGGCGGCACGGACGTGCTGAACTCCGGCTTCATCCCGCCGGAGCGCGAACTCCAGCTGGCCGAGTCGCTGCAGTTCGTCGCCGACACGATCGGCGCACGCGTCCCGGGCCGGCTCACGCCGTTCACCCGTGGCTGGATCAGCACCGCTGCGGACGTCCACCAGACCGCCAAGGAAAAGGGTTTCTGGCCGCCGGACACTGAGGACTACGATCAGGTCAACGACGCCGAGAAGCTCTGCCTGATCCACAGCGAGATCAGCGAGGCGCTGGAAGCCCTGCGCTACCGCAATCCGCCCGACGACAAGATGCCCGAGTTCACGGGTGTCGAGGTCGAGCTGGCCGATGCTGTGATCCGCATCATGGATCTTGCCCACGCCCGTGGCTGGCGCGTCGCGCAGGCCATCGAGGCCAAGATGAAGTTCAACGCCAGTCGGACGTACAAGCACGGCAAGGAGTTCTGATTGGACCCCCGCGCTGCGCTCGTCGCTGCGAAGCTCTCGGGGAAGATGCCCGTAGTGCTCGGAATCGGTCGGCTTGACTACGTCGGCCGATTCCAACCGTTCGGGCAGGCTGAGTTCGAAGCCACGGTGTACCAAGGCCCGGATGGTTTCTGGGTTGCCAAGGCAGAGAATGCGTCCGTTCCCTACGAGCATCCTTCGCCGCGATTAATCACCCACGTTGGGATGTTCATGTACGACCAATGGTTCATCGACGAGATACCCAATGGCCGGAACATGATGCCGAATGACGTGGCTACTTTCACCGTTGAATACCCACTACCGGAGACCATCTGATGGCCAAACCCATCCACCCGAAAGCCTTCCTGATCGCCGAGACACGCGTAGACGAGGACGCCATCAGCGCCGCGTTAAAGCACCTCGGAGTCGAGGGCTGGACATCCGACGCCGCCACGGACGCAGATCTTCTTACCGAATTTGCCGGCAAGTCCTGCTACATGTCCTTCGACACATCGCTCAACCAAAACCTGACCAAGGTCGGTGGTCGAAACAACCACGACTACATCCAGCAGGGCATCATCGCCAACAAGCACGGCAGTGTGCTGGAACACGCGACGGTGACCTTCTTCTTGGCCAACGTGTCCCGCGTCGTCACCCACGAGATCGTGCGGCACCGCGCGGGCGTGGCGTACAGCCAGACCTCTGGTCGCTACGTACGCAACGACGAGATCTCCTACTACATCCCGAAGGACATCTACGACGAGGGCGGCCACGTGCTGGCCACATTCACCGACGCCTTTCAGCAGATGGAGGAGAACGCGCGCAAGCTGGTCAGCGCCTCGAACATCGACTCCAAGTCCTTCTCGCTGAAGAAGCGGCTGACGAGCGCCTTCCGCCGGATCATCGGCAATGGACAAGCGAACCACATCGTGGTCACGGCCAACCACCGCGCGTGGCGACACATGGTCGAAATGCGGACCGACCCGCACGCCGAGGAAGAGATCCGTGTAGTCTTCGCCGACATCTCCCGTCAGCTGCGGGAGCGTTTCCCTACCATCTACGCCGACGCGCAGGTCAGCGAAGTGGATGGTATCGAAGTGACGAAGTTCGAACACTCGAAGGTGTGATGTGAGAGTGCTCATCGGTGGGCTGATGCCCACACAGCAGCGGGTCATCGAGGCGGCCTGCCCCGCTGGCATCGAACTGCGCTTCGTTGCTGCGGACAAAGACCCTCGCGTCTGGAGGCGTGCCGGCAAGCACTGCGACTACTGCATCCTGCTCACTGACTTCGTAAGCCACAAGCACGCCGAAGGGCTAGAAGCAACAGGATGCACCGTGATCCGCCACACTGGCGGTATATCACGGCTCAAGAAGCTCCTATTGGAGCTCAACGACAAGGGCGGCCCGTAGGCCGCCCCTTCTTTTTGCCAGTTCGCTCTGGAACGCCAAACTGTTTCTGAGTTGCTCAGCTCAACGCGTTACAGGATCTCGCAGACCCCAGCCATACAGGCCAATTCCTTTGTGCTGGTAGTGGTGTCCTCGCGCTCGAACTCCTGCAGCTTGGACCAGTCCACAGTAGGCATCTTGCTCGCCAGCTCTTCGTACTCCGCCTCCGAGCACTCGGTGTAGGGGGCCTGCTGGTACACGTGGTCCGTGTGGGGCAGGAAACTCACACCACCGATCTCATCGAAGTTGTTGTACACCCAGTCGCCGACAGCCAGCCATTCGTGGTCGCGCACGTAGACCGTGATCGACGGGTTGTGCTCGCACCAGAACCGCTTGAACATCAGGTAGTGCTCGAGCTGCTGGATCGCCGACATGTCGTTGCGGAACACCGCGTGCTCAGGACCACGCACCGGGAATGAGAACACGTCGGTGGTCTCCGGCTTCATCACGCAGTCCTCGACCGGGAAGCCCTCCGCACGCATGAACTGCGCCAGCGGGTCCTTCTTGTCAGCGCGCACCGTGCGCACGTAGTACCGCGAGTAGCGCGGGTGGATCCCGGAGGCCGAGTCCACGAGCTGCGAGACCGTGCCCGAGGGCTTCACCGTGGTGATGGCCGCCGCGGCGTTGATGCCCAGCTTCTTGGCCCATTTGGCGTTGGTTTTGACCGCATGTTCGCGGAGCTGGGTGAGCCAACGCGCGGCTTCGTCGCTCGGCTTGCTCAGCACCTCATGGTCCATGATGCCGGTCATCGATACGCCCAGCAGGCGCTCCTCTTCAGCGTTGCGCTTCCACACGTTGCGGACGTAGCGGTAGTTGGTCAGCGACGACTGGAACGTACCCATGATCGTAGCCACTTCGACCTTGTCCATCAGGTCGTCGAGCGTGTCGCCGGCGCGGATAACCACTTCGGTCAGGTTGCACAGCCCCGCGCTGCGCAGGATGATCTCGCCGCACGGGTTGGTGCCGAACTCGTGGTTCGGGTCGCGACGACCGAACTCGGCAGCCTTCTTCTTGGCAGCCACGCGGTTGAAGATGCC